GTAATATCCCTAGTACAACAGGTCTTGACAATACTTATTCTATTGTTGGTGGCGCAATACCCCAAGATACCTATGTAGGAACAGTAATTGATGGGACAAGCCTAAATACGACACAATTATCATCTACTACTACAACTGATGGTTCTGTCACATTTAGTAAAACCATGTATGACCTTCCTGCTGACTATGAAACTATCACAGATAACACCCATTGGGATAAGACAAAGCATTGGCAGATGCTTGGCCCAGTCGATGCACAGCAATGGCAATGGCTAAAGTCAGGATATATCTCCACAGGGCCTAGAGTTCGTTGGAGAATATTAGGTGGTGAATTTCAGATATGGCCACCCTACAATACCCAAGAATATCTAGGTTTTGAATACCGCTCTAAGGGATTTGTACGAGATGCTTCAAACGCTGTCAAGAACAGCTTTACTGCCGATACAGATACGACTGTCTTAGATAACACCGTAATTGTCTTGGCAACTAAGCTCAAATACTTCCAAATTAAGTCTTTTGATACTTCTGCATTAATGCAAGATTACCAACGCTATTTATCAGTCGCTAAAGCTAATGACAAAGGTTCTGCTACATTGAGTTTTGCACCACAACCAAGTGCCGTATTAATTGGTTATGCAAACATCCCAGACACTGGCTATGGAAGTTAGTTATCTGACTATGGGGATATTATAAAATGGCTAGAAACGCCAAAACTACTTCAATGGCAGCCCCTATTGGGGGATGGAATAATAGGGATTCATTGGCAGAAATGCCACCCTTAGATGCTGTAGAACTTACAAACTTTTGGCCTACTCCTACCGATGTACAGCTAAGAAAAGGTTGGACTAAATACTGTACAGGAATCACGGGCAATGTCTATACAATCATTAATTACCCTTATAACAATGCTCAGGGATATAAACTCTTTGCGTTTGCTAATGGCAATATTTATGATGCTTCAGGAACTACTGCTACCCTAGTCTTTAGTGGTCTAAGTAATGCCAAGTGGCAGTATGTCAACATGACTACGGCTGGTGGTAACTTTATTATTGCCTGTAACGGTGTCGATCCTACCCTAATATATGACGGCACAAGCTGGGCGTATATGGCTACAACGCAGACTGCACAGACAATTAGCAGTATTACCCGTGTAGGCACTCTTGCTACTCTTACGACTGCGGTAGCTCATGGATTAATCACAGGTAACAGGGTTAGTATCTCAGGTGCTACTTCTAGTGAATATAACGGCACATTCGTCATTACTAAGACGGGTGCTAATACCTTTACTTATACAATGCTTACAACTCCTGCCGCTAACGCTACGGTAGTGGGAACATACACAATTACAGGCATAACAGGCGTAAACAGTAACACATTTGTTAATGTCAACTTGTTTAAAAATAGGCTTTATTTCTGTGCAAATAACAGTCTAAGTTTTTGGTATCTTGATGTACAAGCAATTTCAGGCGTAGCTTCACAATTCCAGTTAGGGTCATTTTTCCGTAATGGCGGGTACTTACAAGCGATGGGTACATGGACACTTGACGCTGGTTATGGTGTAGATGACTTTGCTGTATATGTAACCAGTATGGGAGAAATTCTTGTTTATCAAGGATTTGACCCTAGTGACCCAAACAACTGGGCGATGAAGGGTCTATGGCAGATGGGGCAGACTTTTACCCGTAGATGTTTCTTTAAGTGGGGTGGTGACCTATTATTGCTCACACAAGATGGATTAGTCCCCTTAACTTCTGCCCTTCAATCTGACCGACTTGATCCCCGCATCAACTTAACAGATAAAATTTACTACGCTGTAAGTTTAGCGGCTAGTAATTATTATGCTAATTTTGGCTGGCAAATCAATTACTTAGCAGAATCTAATATGCTGATATTGTCTATTCCTACTAACTTTGGAATGGAACAATATGTAATGAACACGATTAACAAGTCGTGGGCTAGGTTTACAGGAATTGAGGCTTATTGCTTTACTGTATCAGGTGATAACGATATGCACTTTGGCGGTAATGGCTATGTTGGTCTGTTCTTTAATGGTTTTTCTGATAACAATACTAATATTGTTGGAAACGCACAACAGGCTTACAACTACTTTGAGAGTCGTGGACAGCTTAAACGATTCACGATGGTAAGACCTATCTTTCAAACAGATAACGGTTTGCCAACTGTTTTATGTGGGATTAGTACCGATTTTGATACTGTACCCCTTACTAATCAACTTGCTTTTAATCCAGCCACAGTAACAACAGGCGTATGGGATTTAGGTAAATGGGACTTGAATAACTGGGGCGGTGAACTTGTAACTACTAAATACTGGCAGGGAGTCACGGGTACAGGATTTGCTGCTTCTATTAACTTAAATGTTGCATCGCAAGGTATCGACTTTCATTGGGCTTCAGTCGATTATGTAATGGAAGCTGGTGGCGTTCTTTGAGGAAGGTTACTACCGAAAATCAAAAGTATATGGGTGACTGGCTGGTTCGTTTAATGAATCATCCGCTACCCGCAGAAACAGTCTGTATAGGACAAGAATTAGATGGAGTATTAGTGGCAGTCGTAGGGTTTTGTAGCTTTATGCCAAATGCTTGCCAAATGCACATTGCAGCAGTAGATGAAGTAAATTGGATGAGTCGAGATTTATTGTGGGCGGCTTTCGATTACCCCTTTAATAAACTAGGAGTTAGCGTTATACTAGGGCAAATCTGTGCTGATAACACGGATGCACTAAGGTTAAACCGACACTTAGGCTTTAAAGTTGTAGCCGAAATACCTGATGCCCACATGGAAGGCGATTTGGTAATTATGGCTATGAGGAAAGAGGATTGTCGGTGGCTAGACATCCAATGTCCTTTAAGGAAATTAAAAGGGGAATAACATGGGTGGTGGTGGATTTTTAGGATTAGGGCCTGCGCCAAGTGCGCCAGCCGCACCTGACTATACTGGAGCGGCAAATGCTACAGCCGCAGGTAACTTAGCGGCCGCACAAACAGCAACTGCGGCTAACCGTGTAAACCAAGTAACCCCTTACGGTAACTTAAACTACAGCCAAAATGGTACTGATGCTCAAGGCAATCCTACTTGGACAGCTACGACTTCCCTTTCCGATGTCGGTCAACAACTTTTAAACAATCAAAATAACGCTAGTTTAGGACTAGGTTCTGCTATTACTTCTCAGTTAGGAAATGTACAGAACACGATGTCACAGCCGTTTAATCCTAATCTTCCACAAGTAGGAATTAACGCTGGTCAGAATTATCAAGATGCTGCAATGTCACGACTTTCTCCTCAAATTGGTCAACAGCGTGAATTATTAACTAATCAGTTATCAAATTCGGGTATTCCTGTAGGCTCAGAGGCTTGGAATAAAGCTCAAATGAATCAAGCTCAAAAAGAAAATGATCTTTACGCTGCCAATACAACTCAAGGGTTTAATACTGGTTTAGCCGCTAATCAGCAGGCTTATAACCAAGCTCAAACTAATTACAATATGCCGCTTAATACTTTGAGTGCATTGCGTACAGGATCACAGGTTCAAAACCCAACATTTCAAAATACCCCACAACAAGCTACAACATCAGGTGCTGATCTATTAGGTGCGACTACTGCTGCTGGTAACTACAATTTAGCTAGTTCTAATGCTTCTAATGCGGCTCAAAGTGGATTTAATAGTGGATTGATGAGTCTTGGTGGTACATTAGGCGGTGCTTATATGATGTCACCAACTTCAGATATTCGTACTAAAGAAAACATTAAACAAGTTGGTTACTTAAATAATGGATTGCCATTATATGAGTTTGAATACAAGACTGAATTTAAAAACGATCCTTTAGCTGGACATGGTAAGTTTATGGGTGTAATGGCTCAAGAAGCACAAGAAGTGATGCCTGAAGCTGTTTCTACACGCCCTGATGGTTATTTAATGGTTGACTATGGTAAGTTAAATGGATAGTCAATTTACAAATCCCTACACATCGACTTATGCTCCTAGTGGTTTTGAACAACTAAATCAACAGGGCATGAATCCTGTATTTCAAAATACTAATGCTCAACAACAATATTTGGCTGGTCAACTGCGTGAACAACAAGCATTAGCACAACATAAAAACCCACAACAAGCACAGGGTAGCAGTATGAATCCTATGGATTTAGCTAAAATGTTAAAAAATAAACCTGCTCAACAGCCTACAAATACAACTGGCGCACCTGTAACCGATTACAGCACACCATATAACCCTGCAACGGGTCAAAGTTGGGATGTAACTGGTAGTGGTTTAGCTGGAAACGGTGGCTATGATCCTATGGCAATGGGTGGAATGAATGACTATTTAGGTCAAATGGGTCTTGATACAGGTGGTTTTAGTGGTGTAGGTAATTTTAGTATGGGTGGTGTTGGCGATAGTTTAGCTGGTGCTGGAGATTGGACTAGCGGTCTAGGTGATATGTTTAGTGGTATTGGCGGATGGTTTTCAGGGATTGATTGGGGTGGAATAGGTGCAGGTGCGGCAACAGCCGCAGAAGAAGCTGCCCCAGCCGCAGCAGCAGCCGCATAAGGAAAGAAAATGTCAGATACAAATCAATTTAGCGCAATTCAAGCAGGAACATTATCTCCTGAAGATTATGCTCAACAACAAGCCTTAAATCGTCAACAACGGTTTGCTGAATTGTTGATGGCTCAAGGAACGCAAGGACAACCTGCGGGACAAATGGTTAGTGGTAGATATGTACCAAATTCATTTTTTCAAAACTTGTTACCTGCTGCACAAATGATGGCTGGGGCATATATTGGTAAAAAAGGTGATGAACAAGCTATCAAATTAGCTGAAAAAATTCGTGGTCAATATGCTGATGAATTAAGTAAATACCAACAATTGCGTCAAGGATCACCTGCACAAGCTGGTGGTATTCAAGGCCCTAATGGAATGACTACACAGACTACACCTGATATGTATGGTGCTGATATGTCGCTTAATCCACAATACAAACAAGTTGCTCCTGTTGCTGCACAAGCACCAAACCCGCAAGCCGCCAATATGTATGGTGCTAGTGTTGCTACAAATCCTGCTATTAAACAATACGCTACCAAACAATTGTTTGAAAATCCAAATTGGGCAGAAGTTAGTCGAATTAATCCAAAAACAGGTGAAACTGATACTTATACTTACGATAAAAACTCGCCAAATCCTGAATCAACGATGAGATTTTTGTCTACATCTAAACCAGCTTTAACAATGAACGAACGCTTATCATTACAAGATCGTGGTATCAATGTTCCTAATGGTGGCTCTATGCCTGTTAGTAATCAAGGCGGTGGACAACCTAATGTAGTTGGCGGTCAACCTAATGCTATGCAACCAACTGCTGTTGTTAAGCCTGTTTCAGCTACTAATGTTCCAGTAAATGATTTAGTTAAATCACTTGGATATGATCCATTTAAACCACCACCACCCCCTGTTGGATTGCCAAGTGCTGAAGCCGCCCGTGCTTATCGTGCAGATCAATACAAACCTTTAGAAGGTGAAAGTAGAAAAGCTGTAAATGGTGCGGCTAACTATCAAGATGCTTTGGACAGATATGTACAAGTTCTTAATTCTGTTGATATGACGGATTTGGCTAATCCACAAGTAAGACAAAAAATTGATTCTGCTTACAATTCAGCCATATTAACTGGTAAAGAAGCGTATAAATTAGGCGTTTTAAATGGTGGTGATGAAAGAATTTTAAATAGTTTATTTCCTAATTATAGTGATACTTTAAAAATGTTGGTGTTTAAAGATACTATTAAAGATTTGGCACAAACTCAAAAAGAATTTGGCACAGGAATTATTCTTAAAGAATATGGTTCTGCTAATAAACCTGTTCCTGAGATGTATAGAAAACATATTGTTGTTCCTAAATCTCAAACAGAAGCAAATGCACAACCTATAAATTTCAAAACAGAAGCCGATGCCGCTAAAGCTGGCCTTAAAAAAGGCACACGAGTTATTATTAACGGTGTAGCTGGAACTTGGAACTAATATGCCATTTGTACCTGATACCCCAGCCGTAGGAAAATTTCAGCCTGATGCACCTAACGCTGGAAATATGTATGCTGGCGAAGATGTTTTTTACAGCCCTGAAGGTATACCTTTAAATGTAACAGCGAGTTCGGCTGAAATTAAAGGCATTCCAAAGCATATTGCACAAGCAATGACAGGTATTGTCAGTAGTCCTATTACAGCGGCTACAGGGGCGGCTAAACAGTTTGCTGGAATACCGCAATATTTAGCCAAACTAATAGAAGAAAAACCACAACAAACGCTTTCAGGGCTAGTTACTGGTCAAAAACCAACACAACCATTAAATCCTGTTGAACAAGGTATTAACGCATTAAATCAAATTGAAACAGGCACAAAAGAAGCCGCTGGGCCTTATTCTTGGGTTACTAACAGACCATCAAATGTAGCAGGTGAAATTGCTCCTTATTTAATGGGCGGTCAAGCTGGTACGGCTATGGGTGAAACTGGTCTTACTACCAAAGTAATGAATGGTATGAAAGAAATCGGTGAATTGCCTAGTTTTGTTCGTAATGCAATGGCAAGTAGCCCTAAATTAGCTGATTTTGCTCAAAAAGTAGCAGGTGCAACTACGCTGGGCGGATTAACAGGCGCAGGTCAAGCTGAAAAAACAGGTTTAACTTTACCTGAATTAACTACTGAAAAATTAAAAAATATTGGTACAAATGCCGCAATTAGTGGTGCTTTACCTATTGCTGGGGCTATTGCCAAACCAATTTATAACTATGCAATTAAGCCTGTATCTAAAATGGCAGGTGATTTAGCGGCACATCTTATTAGTTTAGAAACAGGTACAGGATCAGAGCCAATTACTGCGGCCGCAAGGGCTGGTTATGCTGGCGGTGAAGAAGCTAAACAATTTGCTAGAAATTTACGAGATCAAGTATCTAAAGCTGAAGTATTAAATATGCTTGAATCTAATGTAAGTAATATGAAAAATGCTATGCAAAGCCGCTATACAGGTGGTATGCAACAGATTTCTAAAGATAAAACTCAACTTGATTACACGCCTGTTAAAACTGCTATTCGTGAAGCTACTGAAAACTTTGGTTCTTATAAAGGTAAAGAAGTTAATAGTAGTGTAATTAATGCAATGGATGAAGTTCGTACAAAAGTTAAAGATTGGCAATCAGAACCAGCCAAAATTTTCCATACACCTGAAGGTTTTGATAATTTAAAACAGTCTGTTGGTGAAGTATTAGAAAAACAACAATATGGCACAAAACAATATGCGGCTGTAAAACAAGTTTATGACAGCATTAAAGACACTATTGGAAAACAAGCCCCTAAATATGCTGAAGTAATGAATGATTATCACAAAAGCAAAGAATTGCTTGATGAAATCAAAACTACATTTAATATGAATAAAAGCCCTGATACTCAATTGCGCAAACTTCAATCTTTAATGCGTAATAATGTAGCAAGTGATTATGGTTATCGTGAAGAAGTAATGAAAAAGGCTATTCAAGGCGGTGGTCAGGACATCATGCCTGCATTGTCAGGTCAAGCGTTAAATTCATTGACTCCTAGAGGATTAATTGGAAAAGGGGCTGATATTTATGCAATTGCCCATTTATTAACAAGTCCAATGACAGCCATTCCTATGTTGGGATTATCTAGTCCAAGAGCAGTAGGTGAAGCCGCTTTTGCTATGGGTAAAGGGGCTAAAAAAATCGGGGAGTTTGTTGGAACTCCAACAGAAGAAACTAAAAATTTAGCTCGTATGCTTATACTTAATAAAGTGCAAGAAAAGGAACAAAAATGAGTAGAAACGGAAGTGGTGTTTACACCTTAGTGGCTGGAAATCCAGTAGTAACTGGCACAACTATAGCTTCATCATGGGCTAATAATACCCTTACAGACATGGCTACAGCCATTACAGGTTCATTAGCTTCAGATGGTCAAACTACGGCTACTGGCAATTTACAAATGGGTGGCAATAAAGTTACTGGAATAGCGGCAGGAGCATTTAGTGGTGACGCAGTAGAATTTTCCCAATTCACTACTCCTACTTTTACTGGTAATGTCACAATGTCTAGCACAGGCTTTGTGCTTATTCCTAGCGGAACTACTGCTCAAAGACCTGCAAGTCCCGCTAATGGTGAAATTCGCTACAATACTACATTAAGCCAGTTTGAAGGCTATGCTAATAGTGTATGGGGCAGTTTAGGTGGCGGTGCAACAGGCGGTGGTGGTGATACAGTATTTGTAGAAAACGCAAGAATTGTGACTACAAGTTACACATTGACAACAGGTAAATCTGCTGAATCTGTTGGGCCTATTACTGTAAATTCAGGTGCAACTGTAACAGTCCCAACAGGACAGAGATGGGTGGTCTTATGAGTAGCGCAATCCTACAAGGCGGTGCAAGCGGAACAGGTAGTATGACTGTTTTAGCCCCCAATACCAATTCTAATCAAACTGTAACTATTCCTGACGCTACTGGAAATGTTGTTCTTGATTCTGCTACCCAAACACTTACAAATAAAACATTAAGTAGCCCAACAATAACTGGTGCTATTGTTTCTTCAATGGGAAGTAGTGTAATTACTAGTGGTACTGCCGTAGCTTCTACATCAGGCACAAGCATTGACTTTACTAGCATCCCTAGTTGGGTTAAACGGATTACTGTAATGTTTAATGGTGTTTCTACTAATGGTTCAAGCATTATTCAAGTCCAACTTGGAACAAGTGGTGGAGTGCAAACAACTAGCTATGATTCTGCTGGCTTTACAAATGGTGCTGTTGCCACATCAACTACAGGATTGTTAGCTTTTTGGCATGGCAGTGCTTCAACTTTATTATCAGGAATGATGATTATATCGTTGGTCGATTCAACATCTAATACTTGGGTTGCTTCTTGCAATACATCTTATGGTGGTGGGACAGATTCAGGTTCTTCAAGCGGCAAAAAAGTAACTACAACTACTCTTGATAGAGTACGCATCACTACAGTAAACGGAACAGACACCTTTGACGCTGGTTCAATTAACATTCTATACGAGTAAAAATATATGCCATACGGAACAGTCAATGCCGATGTAATCGGTACAAGCGTAGCAGGAAGTAACTTAGGGGCTGGTAACGCTTCTTTAATGAAAAATCGTTTAATAAACGGCAGTATGACCGTGGACCAAAGAAACGCTGGTGCTAGTGTTACTCCTACAAATGGTGTTTTTTCTGTAGATAGATGGTCAGCACAACTTACACAAGCAAGTAAATTTAGTTTTCAACAAAACGCTGGCTCTGTAACACCGCCAGTTGGTTTTACAAAATATCTTGGGGTGACTTCTCTTTCAGCATATTCAGTTCTTTCTAGTGATTATTTTCTTGTAAAGCAAAACATTGAAGGTTTTAATTCTGCTGATTTGGGATGGGGAACTGCAAACGCTAAAACTGTTACCTTATCTTTTTGGGCGTACTCAAGTCTTACAGGAACATTTAGTGTTGGTATATATAATGCGGCTGGCACATCTTGTTACCCTGCAACCTACACAATTTCCGCAGCAAATACTTGGCAACAGGTATCTATAACTGTAGCTGGTAGCACAGCAGCAACTTGGAATACAGATAACAGTATTGGGATTACAGTTGCTTTTGGTTTAGGTGCTGGCTCTACTTATTCAGCAACAGCGAATACTTGGAATAATAGCGGTTCTTTTACTCCTTTTGCCACAGGCGCAACATCCGTAGTAGGAACAAACGGAGCAACCTTCTACATTACTGGTGTTCAACTAGAAGTAGGAAGTAGTGCTACTGGATTTGAGTATCGTCAATATGGTCAAGAGTTAGCTTTGTGTCAGAGGTATTTTCAAAAAACTAATGCTGATATGTATGCTTCTACTGCAAATTTTGGTTATTTAACATGGCAATTTAAAGTTAGCATGAGAGCTTCTCCAACCGTCACTTATGCTTCAAGCTCAAATGGAACTGCACAAAATACTTGTGTTGATTGGACTGATTTATATTACAACGGATATCCATACCTTAAAACAGGCTCAACAGCTTCTGCGGAGTTATAAAAATGTATAAATTACTACCTAAAACACCACAAGGAAATGATGCTAATTGTGTATTGCGTTTATCTGATAACGCATACATACCTTTTGACCCTGACAACACGGATTTTGTTGAATATCAGAAGTGGTTGAGCGAGGGAAATACTCCAATTCCTGCCGATGAGCCAAATGCCTAATCAACATCATTTAGTCCGATACAACAACTTTATATCTGCTTTAAATGGGCAGGTTGTAGAAGACTATTCTGAAAAGCATCACATTGTGCCACGCAGTCATGGCGGTTCAAACAAGAAAGACAATCTTATTGCTTTGACACCTAGACAACATTTCATTGCTCATCGTATGCTTTGGAAGGCTTATGGCGGCTCTATGGCTCGTGCTTATTTTATGATGAGTGCTACAGGTAAGTATGGCAAGATTGGCTCTAAGACCTATGCAATGGCTCGTGAGGACTATTCCAAACAAGTAGTTATTCAGATGGCTAATAAGCCTAATATTCCAGAATTTACACCTGAACATCGTGAGAAACTGCGCCAAGCAAAACTGGGAACTAAAGTAAGCGATGCCACAAAAGCCAAGATTAGTGCCGCACAAGTTGGCAGAGTTTATGACGATGAATTTAAGCGCAAGGTATCTGAAGCCAAAAAAGGCAAAGGTAATGGTAGAACTGGATGGCAACAATCAGAAGAAACTCGTAACAAAATTGGACAAGCACAAGTGGGTGCTTTAAATCATATGCACGGAAAGAAACACTCTATGGAAACTAGGATGAAAATGCAAGCATCACATAAACAAAGAGCCTACCTTGCATGGGTAGCGCAAGGTAATGTCGCACAACCAGCAGAGGAAGCATAATGTTTTTAATTTCTTGGTTATTTGACAAAGTAGGCTATATGCCTAAGATTTCTATTGATACTCAATGGCCTTTTCCCGCCACTCAACAGGATTATGTAGCCCCTGAAGAAGAAAAACCTAAAAAAACAGCTAAAAAAACTGTTAAAATCCATAAAGCGACTACTCGCAAACCAACTAAAAAGTGAGTATTGTCGTGGATATTGACCCAGTAAAATTTGGCGTAACTTGGCAAAAAGTAGAGGCTATGGAATATGAGGTAGCTGAACTTCGTAAAGATGTTAAGCAACTGCTTGAGTTAGCCAATAAAGGTAGGGGCGGTCTATGGGCAGGCATGATGGTTGTTTCTGCTATTTCTGCTTTTGTTGGGTTTATTAGCCATTACATTACTGGAAAATGAAAGCGCATCGCAGTAAAACTTTATGGTTTTCATTTTTATTAGTAGTGTTTGGCGCATTATTTGATAACTTTTCTTATTTACAGTCTGTTATAAA